TCCTCGCCGCGACGCCGGCCACGGGCAAGGCGAGCGGCATCACCTACGTGGCCGACCACGCCGTGCTCGCCGCTCTCGACACCTACACCTGCACGTGGACGGGCATGAAGTCGGCGGCCGCCAAGGAATGGCAGTCCATCGTCGAGGTCTGCGGAGGCTACCTTTTCGAGGTCGCCGAGATGCGCGCCTTCGACGCCGCCTTCGCCAGCGCCACCACCTACCCCGACGCCAAGATGCGCGCGGCGCGCACGGCCGCCGAACAACGCCTGGAGAAGGCCTGCCGCGTGGCCTTCGTGCCGCGCGCCCGCCGCGTGGTGCTGGCCGGCAACGACTCAGACACCCTGTGCCTGCCCGACAACGCCGTGCGCGGCGTGACCAGCCTCACGGTGGACGGCACGGCATTCACTGCCGACGAGCTCGCAGCCCTCGACGTGCGCGAGTGGGGCCGCGTGACGCGCGGCGACGCCTACGACTTTGAGAGCGGCGCCGTCGTCGAAGTCTTCTACGAGCACGGCCTCGACTACCCGGACGCGCCGGTCGTGCAGGCTGCCATGCTCCTCGCCCGTGAGTACCTCGTGCGCAGCGCGCTCTCCTCTCGCGCCACCGTCGAGGCTACAGACGTGGGCTTCTTTCGCGTCAGCGTGGCCGGCCCCGACAGGCCCACCGGCATCCCCGAGGTCGACGCCGTGATCACCGACTTCGGGCGCCGCCGCCCGCGGGTCGCATGACGAACACTCGCAAGGGCTTCACGGTCAAGGCGGCCGCCGTCCAGGACGCGCTGGCCACGGCGATCGCGACGCAGCTCGCGGCCTCCGGCGAGTCGACGCCGTTCTCTGTGGGCTACCCCGCCGGAGGCCTCCTCTCCGAACACATCTGGATCAGCGGCGAGTTCGACGTGGCCATGCCGCGCGTCGTCTCGGGAGGCCTGCAGCGCGACGAGCTCGGCGAGGTGGAGGTGCGCGTCAGCGTCGTGTGGAGCGCCGCGGACATGGTCACCGTCCGAGACCGCGCCTTGGCGATCGCGAAGATCGTCGAGAACGCTGTGAGCGTCGACGCGACGCTCGGCGGAGCCGTGCAGGAGGCGCACGTGTCGGCCGTCTCGGGAGCCGAGGCGGCCCCCGACGAACACAGCCGCCAGTATGGCCTCGTGCTCAAGGTCGCATACCAGACCACCGCCGTTCTCTCCTGACCGCCCTCGCGGGTGACGGCGTCGCGAGGATGGACGGGTAGCGACCAATCAGGAGGCCTGGGCCATGGGACTGCAGATCGGCAAGGATGTCTTCGGCATCGCCAAGCAGAGCGGGAAGGGCGCGATTGCCGCCAACCCGTACTTCGCCTTCGGCCTCGCCGGCGGCGCCCTCACTGTCGACATCACGCAGGAACCGGACAAGCTCACCAGCGCCTACATCGCCGCGGCGGGCGCATACCGCAGCAAGATCGCGAACGGCGCCAAGTTCACGACGCGCGCCTTCGAGAAGTCCATCGGCCTGCTCCTGCTCGGCGCCCTCGGCTCTTCCACCCCGAGCGGCGGCGCGCCGGCAGTGGCCGCGGTTCTGACTACCGCGCTGGCCGGCGCGAATAACGACCTGACCTTCCTCGCCAAGACGGCCGGGACCGCGGGCAACTCCATCACCGTCGCGCTCGCCGCCGCCGACGCCGCCAACGAGGTGCTCAGCGTCGACGTGGCGAGCAGCGCCATCACCGTCAACCTCGCGACCGGCCCCGGCAAGGCCATCACCTCCACTGCCACTGAGGTCCGCAACGCGGTCAACCTGGACGCCGAGGCCAAGGCTCTCGTCACGGCATCCCTCGCGCCCGGCAACTCCGGCACCGGCGTCGTCACCGCGCTGTCCGCCGCGAACCTCGCCGGCGGCGCTGCGGCCGGCGGCGGCGGCGCCTACACGCACGTCATCAAGCTCGGCGACGACCTCGACTACTTCACGGCCTTCGAGAAGAAGGGCGACGACACGATCGTGGCGGTGCGGGACTGCAAGTTCGACGAGCTGGAGCTCTCGTGGAAAGAGAACATGCCCCTGGAGGTTGGCGTCACCCTGATCGGCGGCCTGCTCTCCTTCCCCGCCACGTTCGTCCCGACTGTCGACGAGTCCGATACCTACGAGTACTTCACGCCGGTCGGCGGTGACTTCAAGTTCGATATCAGCGGCGACACGCCGACGACCGCCACGATCATCGCCGGCAAGATCGTGATCAAGCGCAATGTCGAGGCCAAGTTCTTCTCCGGCAGCATCGACGCCGGCGACGTGTACGAGGGCTTCTGCGAGGTTGAGGTCGCGCTCACCGTGCTGCCCGATGACATGGACCTATGGCGCGAGGTCGTGACCGGCGCGTCCGACGGCACGGCGGTCGGCGTCGACCCCGTGTACGGCTCCTTCGAGATCGAGATGGTGCGCGGCTCGGAGTCGCTGACGATCGTGGGCGCAAAGACGGCCTTCATCTGCGCCATGCCCGAAGCCGACCCCGAGGGCGGAGCCGCTGAGGTCGAGCTCGCCGGCATCGCCTACCGCACCACCGACACGCCGATCACCGTGACCCTCGTCAACGCGCAAGCGTCCTACTGAGCAAAGAAAAGGGGCAGCACGCATGTTCAAGGCACACGTCCGCTACCTCGGCGATCCTCCGCCAGAGGAGCAACTCGTAGCCGTTCACCCCGCCGACGAGATGCGCGCCAAGCGAGAGCTCTCCGGCAAACAGTATGTCGATACCGAGTACCGCCTCTACTACCACTGTTGGCTGGCGGCGCAGCGCTCTGAGCTGATCGCGAAGGGGCTGAGCTTCGACGCCTGGCTCGATACCGTCTCCGAGGTCGAGCCGGTGCCAACCGAGAAGGGCATCGCCGCGGCGCTCATGTCCGGGCTGATAGAGGAGAAGCAGGCTGAGTATCTGCGAAGTCAACTCGACCCGCAGGGTGAAGGCCTGGGGGAATCAGTTCCGCAGCCTTCCTGATCGCAGACGTGGCGCTGGCCTGCGGCTTCGGCCTCAACCTCGAACGCTGCGACGCCGAGGTGCTCGCCGCCGTCATGGCCCGGCTGGAACAGCGAGAGAAGGCCGCGAAGAGGGAGCAGTTGATGGCAAAGGCAAGGGAGCGGCTGCGGTGACTTCGTACAGCGGCAAGGTGACAGGGGCGAGCGGACAGGGCTTCTCCGCGGAGGTTCGCGTTGAGGGCCTGGAGCAGACCATCGCCGCGCTGCGCGCCCTGGAGCCCGAGGCGCTGAAGCGCATGAACAAGACGATTCGCGCGTCCCTGACCAAGGTCAAGAACGCCGCCTCCGCGAGCGGTCCGCCCGGACACCGCATGAGCTACCGCATCCGCGCCTCCAGTCGAGGCAAGCGCGTCGGCATGCGCCTCATGGCTGCGGACAAGGAAACCTCGATCTTCGAGTTCGCCGGGAGTAAGGGCCGCTCGCGCAGCCGTGGACCGATCACCCCGCAGGGTGCCGCGATGGTGCGCTGGCTCGACGGCTTCGGCAAGCCGGGCCGATTCATGTGGCATGCCTGGGATCAGCATAAGGACGCCTTCGAGCGCGACCTCAAGAGTGCTATCGGAGACGCCGAGCACGAGCTGCAGCGGCACCTCGACAGTATCGGTGAGGGGTACTAATGGCAGTCGTCGTATCCGTCTACGGCAAGGCAGACTTCAAGCAGATCAAGCGCGCCGAGAAGCAGCTCGCCTCGCTGAAAAAGGAGGCCTCCTCGGGAGGCTCGGTGTGGAAGAAGTTCGGCAGCGAGATCGCCGGCGCAGGCAAGTCCATGACCCTCTTCGCCTCCGTGCCGATCGTCATCGGCATGGGCGCCGCCGTCATGGCGGCGAGCAACCTCGAAGAGGAGATGAACAAGGTCAAGGTGGTCTTCGGCCAGTCCTCGGACGCCGTTGTCGACTTCTCCGAGACGGGCGCCAAGTCGCTGGGCATGGCGCAGCAGGAGGCACTCGCCGCGGCGGGCGCCTTCGGCAACCTCTTCAAGACCACGGGCCTCACAGACAAGGCCTCGGCCGACATGAGCATGAACTTCGTCAAGCTGGCGAACGACATGGCCTCGTTCAACAACATCCCCGTCGCGCAGGCCTTGGAGAAGCTGCGCTCCGGCCTCGTCGGCGAGGCGGAGCCGCTGCGCACCGTGGGCGTCCTGCTCTCCGAGGCGCGCGTGCAGGAAGAGGCCTACGCCTCGGGCATCGCCGCTCGCGGCTCCGTGCTCACAGAAGCGCAGAAGGTGCAGGCGCGCTACAACCTCATCCTCAAGGACACGAAGGTCCAGCAGGGAGACTTTGAGCGCACCTCCGGGAGCCTCGCCAACCAGCTCCGCATTCTGCGCGCCTCCGTGATCGACATGGCGGCGCAGTTCGGTACCGTGCTGATCCCCATGATCAAGCCAGTGGTCGGCATCCTCACCGGAGTCGCCAACGTGCTCGTGAAGATGCCGGCGCCGCTGCGCTACATCACGGTCGGCATCCTCGGCATCGTGGCCGCCACGGGACCTGTGCTGTGGGGCCTCGGCAGCATGGCCAAGGGCCTCGACAACGTGCGTCGTGGCGCCGACATCGCGCGCAGCGTGCTGACCACGGTGCCCGGCGTCCTTGGCAGGGTGGCGGGCGGATTCCGCGACTCGCGCGTCGCCGCGTCCGCATTCAGCGGCGCGGCGGGCACGCTTGGCGGCAAGCTGCGCAGCATGGCGAGGATGCTGGCGGGGCTGCCCGGCAAGATCAACGCCAGCATCCTCGCCATGGGCCTGTGGGTCGTCGCCATCGCCGCTGTAGCCGCGGCCGTGTACCTCACGGTGAAGGCCTTCAACGAATGGCAGCGGGCCGAGGACTTCCTCAATAAGCAGCGCGCCGAAGCGCAGAGCAACGAGGAGGCGCAGCTCGAGCGCGTGCGCAAGAAGTACGGCGAGAACAGCGACCAGTACCGGACGATGGTCCGGAAGGTCAAAGAGGCGAACGCCGACCTGACTGCCAGTTACGAGAGCGAGCTGACGGGACTCGCCGGGTGGCTTGATGGCTGGGCGAAGAGCCTTGATTGGCTCAGCGGCCCCGCAAAGACCATCCTCGGAATTGTCGCGGGCGGCACAGCGCAGATCGCAGGCTGGGTAGGGCTGGCCTCCGGCGGCTACGTCCCCGCGACCCCCGGAGGCCTCGCGGCGGTGCTCGCCGAGGGCGGCGAGGGCGAGTACGTGGTCCCCGAGAGCAAGGTCGGCCGCTTCGCCCAGGCGGCCCTCGGAGGCGGCGCCGCACCGGCCGCACCGACGCACACGACCGTCATCGAGAGGCGCGTCACGCTTACCTGGCAGACCCTCACCGGCGAGCCCTCGCAGCGTGAGAAGCAGCGTCTCGCCGCGTGGCTCAAGCCGGAGCTCGACGGCATGGGCAACCGCGTCGCCGGCACGGGCTTCTAGGCAGTGCACTGGACCGCCCCCGGCCGCGCTCTCATTGCTTGGGACTCCGGGCAGGGTCCGCACTTCGCCCGGGGCCCCGGCGGCGCCGACCTGAAGCGCAAGGCGTTCGCCTCCTTCGACGTGTACCGCACAGCCGACCCCACCGACCTCACGGGCATCCTCATCGGCACGACGCGCGCCGAGGCCTTCTGCGACACCGACGCCCCCGAGGGCCTCATGGTCTGGTACCGGATCGTCGGGCGAACCAAGGACGGCGGCACGATCCCGGTCGGCGCGCGCGTGCCGGTCACCATCCCGACGAGGGCGTTCGCCAGCGACGACACTACGCCGCCTTCGCCTCCAGACCACTTCAAGGCGCGCCTGAGACGCACGGGCAAGCTGCTGACCTGGCAGGCCTCCTGCGACGCTGAGTCGGGCCTGCTTGCGTACATGGTCTACGACGCCGACCAGGACCAGCCCGACAGCGTGGTGTGGGCGATCGACCCCGCGCAGGCGACGTCACACGCGGTGCGCCGCTTCCTTGACCGCACGACGAACAAGAAGAAACGCTACCGGCTGCGCGCCATCGACTGCGCGCTGAACCTGTGCCCGACAGGCCCGGTGGCCGGCAAGAGCGCCGAGGGCTGGACCGTGTACACGTTCCTCGATTCATCCCGCTTCGAGATCGTGGTCAAGGAGACACTCGACGCGGACGTTCTCGTGGTGGGCGGCGGCGGCTCCGGCGGCGGCGGCATCGAGGGCGGCGGCGGCGGCGGCGGCCGTATGCTCGACCTGCACGGCCAGACCATCGTCGCCGGCGAGGACGGCGACGTGATCGTGGGCGAGGGCGGCGGTTGGGTCGACACCATTGACGCCCAGGCGAACCTGCGTGGGAACCCCGGTGAGGACAGCTCGTTCGGCCCATGGACGGCCAAGGGCGGCGGCTACGGGGGCTCTGAGGGGGAGCGAAGTGCGTCGCACGAGTGGCTGACCGAGGGCGACTACCAGCCCGGGTACCAGCCCTGGTACTACAACGCCGGCGATGGTGGCTCCGGCGGCGGCGGCGGCCCCTGGGACCCGGAGGACGAATACCCGCCCTATCAGCCCGATCCCGCATGGCAGACTCCCGGGCGGCCGGGCCAGGCGATCGACCCCGACTACAGCTTCGACACTTACATCCCCTACGACCCGGAGCATCCGCCCGAGGGGGCCGTTGGTCAATGGGAAGACATGGAGACCGGCCTGACCTACTGGTGCGTCACGAAGCAAGGCGGACATGACGGCGGGCCAGGGGCAGTGGGCGACAACTCCTTCTGCGGCGGCGGCGGCGGGGGCGCGTTCGCGGACGGCGGGCACCAGCCTTACTACTGGTACAACCAGTATGACGAGGTCTCGAGCTGGAACCCGGTGTGCGGGGGGCACGGCGTGGCCTGCAATATCCGAGGCTGGCACGGGTACGAGGAGTCGTTCAAGACCGTCCTCTTCTCGGACTGGTTCGCCGGCGGCGGGCAGGGGTTGTGGCGCAACATGGGGTGGCCCCGCCCAGGGGGGGCGCCTGGATACGCGGTCCTTTGGCATGGCCTGGTGAGTAGCGGGGAAGGCGGCACGCCGGGGTCGCCGGGGGCGATGAACACCGGCCAGGGCGGCGGCGGCGCCGGCAAGAACGGCGGCGCGTGGGTCTATCCACCGTATACGGGGCCTGACGAGTGGTGGATGGACCCCGAGGTGCCGCGGACGTGGGTCAACGCACCCGTGGGGGCCGACGGGCCTCCCGGCGCTCGTGGCATTGTCGTCATTCGTATCCGTACTGCCGACGAGGACCTCGTCACGTACCCGATGATCACCGGGACCGACCCGGACCCGGAACACAACGAGTTCGGGCTGCCTGTCTGCCTCTGCGATGACCCGCACGTGCGCATTCGGCGCCTGCCTGGCTACATGACCCACGACGATGCCCCCGGCGATGAGCAAGGTCCCAGCACCTACGAGGACAGGCACTGATGTCCGGCACCCACGCCGTCATTCCCCATCGCCTCATCCCCGGCGCCAGCGTGAGCATCGCGCCCGGCGCCATCAACCTCTCGCTCAAGAACCTCGAGGCCTACGGCTTCGGCACCGCCGATTGGGACCAGTATGAGGCGCCGCCCGCCGAGGGCGACGAAGCCACGATAACTCTCGAGGGGGGCGTGGCCTTCGTCGGCAAGGTGAAGACCGTCAGCGGCGGCGTTGGCGAGCGCATTCTCTACCACGTCTCGTGCGCGGGGCGCGCCGACGAGCTCAAGGCCAACGGGGCGATCGAGGGCGTGTTCATCGACCGCGACCTCGCGCAGTGGCGGGCGATGGACTCCGGATGGGAGGACTGGCCAGATGGGCAGATCAACGTCGAGATCACCGACAAGCTCGCCTTCTTCTGGCCGACGATCGAGCCGGACAGTGGCACTGACCTCGTGCTCGTCGACACCAGCGAGCCGAAGACCGGGTACGGCAGCTATGCCGGCAACGTCGCGCCGCCCTTCCACGTCACCGACTTCCCCGCCGGCAAGACCCTGTGGAGCGCCGCCTACTACCAGATCGGCGGCGGCGCCACGAGCAAGCGCATCTCGAGCGTGTCCTTCGTTCCCGTGGCCGACTTCACGCAGACCGCCATCGACTCGCTCACGACGCCCGACTACAACGCCCCGATTCCGCCGGTGGTCCCGACCGGCGAGGACGCCGACTTCTACGGCACGACCGAGGTCGAAAAGAACCACTTCGCCACCTACCCGGACATGCCCCTGTGGAGCGGCCTGTACGGGGCGACGGCGCCCGAGAACGGCTTCCTCGGCGTCTATGCCTGCGACGACCTCGCGGACCTGCCGACCGAGAGCCCCGAGGCCATGGAGAGGGACTCGCACCTCGTCTACAAGTTCGCCCACTGCCTCTACGAATCGGCGTCGCGCGTGACTCTCGATGTGGACGCGAAGTACGTGGTCTTCTACGCCGCGTACAAGCCCATCCGCTGCCCTGAGAGTCAGCTCGCCTGGTACAGCCTCGACGCCGCCCACCTCGTGCGTCGCGCATGGTGCGCCCGCACCCGCCTCATGGCGCAGCGCGGCCAGTGGGCCTTCATCTACGGCATGGAGGTCTGCGCTCAGGGCTACAAGCCGCTCACGCCCGGCGGCGACGACGACCTCGCGCGAGCCTTCCGCATCCTCGCGCCTGGCTGCGACGTGAAGCCGATGATTCTGCCGCACCCGCTCGACGGCAGCCCCGGCACGACCATCGCGCTGCGCAACGCGACGACGCTGCCGGCGGCCGTGGCCGACCTGCTCGCCATGTACCCCGTCGACGTTTCCTACGGCTGGTGGGACGACGACGTGCTGCGCATCCGCGAGCTGCCCGACGGCGCCTATGCGGTGTTCGATGTGCCCGGCGTCGACACGACCGGCGCCGGGACCTCCAGCGAGGGCGCCGTCGACCTCGTGCTCGTCAGCTACATGGCGCCCGCCGCGACGCCGGCCAAGGGCAAGCTCGCGGTGGCGGCGCCGTCCTTCCTGATCGTGGACAAGGAAGGAGCCTATGAGCTGGTCGATGAGTCGTGGACGCCGGGCGCCACAGATCGCGTGGTGTCCATCGACGGCACGGGCGCCAGCGGCATCCTCGCGGCGGCGCGCATGGGTCAGTCTGTGGCCATCGAGCAGCGACCGGACCAGGGCTGCGGATCCGTGACCCTCAAGGCAATCGCCGGTGCCAGCCTCGTGCGCCCCGGGCGTGCGCTCTCCGGCCCCGGAGTGGCGGCCGACACCGTCATCACGGGCGTATCCGTGGACGTTGGCTCCGACACCGTGACGCTCGACCTCGGGCACTCCGGCTACGTCGGCCGCTTCCCCGCCAACGCCCCGGGCGTGCCGCTCTCGACGACGCCGACGAACCCCAACAAATCCGCCACATCACTCGACCTCCGGCGCAGCGCCGGCTGAAAGGGAGACCAGATGACTGTCCTCTCATCCGACCTCAAAGCGTTTCTCTCGGGCGGCGCGAGCAACGCCGACCCGCGCCTCTCGATCGGCGGCGCGAAGTCGTCCGTCGAAGTCTCGGCGACCGCCCTCAACAACTTATTCGATGACGTGACCGGAACCGAGGCGGCCGCGGGCGTGACGCGCTACCGCGTGATCTACGTGCAGAACACGAGCGCCGACGTGGCCGGCTGGCCGGAGCCCGTCGGCTGGATCGGCTACCAGCCGCGTGACCCCAACTCGCCGTACACGGCGGACGGCGAGACCTACGCCTTCGCCTTCGCCGCGGACAAGAACACCGCCGTGGCCGCGCTCGCAAACGAGAACACGGCGCCGAGCGGGCCGACCTTCTCGACGGCCGCCAGCAAGGGCGCCGGCGTGGCCCTGCCCGACCCCGACTACGTCGAGGACGACTACGTGGCCGTCTACCTGCGCATGGTGACGCCGAGCTCGCAGGCGCAGAACGACGGCTCCGAGTACCAGCTCTGCATCGAGAATCCGTGAGCCGAGGCGGCTGACACATGGCCCTGGTCACTGACGGCCTCATAGGCTGGTGGACCGCCAGCGTTCAGAGCGGCTCGACGTGGCCTGACCAGTCCGGCAACGGTCACGACCTCGCCGTCGCGAATGCCGACTGGCAGAGCGACGGCGGCATCCCCTACCTGCGCTCTGACCAGGGCGACGGCACCAAAGCCACAAGCTCGGATGCGGCCTTCCAACTGGGCAGCGGGGCGCGCTCGCTCTGCGTGTGGACCAAGTACCCAGCAGGGAGCGTGGCCGATAACCGGGGCATCGCCGGAAAGATGAGCGGATCCAGCCCCTACCCGGGGTGGGGCCTCGTCTGGAACGGCAGCGGCTACGTCGAAGCGCACATCATCCAGAACGCAGGCAGCACCATCCTTACGGTCACTCGCTCGACGGCGCCCGACTCGTCCTGGCACATGGTGGCGCTGACCTACGACGGCTCCTACCTGAAGCTGTACTACGACGGCAGCCTCGTGGGCACATCCGCAGCTCACACCTACAACACCGACAACGCCAAGGACTTCGCCATCTGCGGCCTCGGCTCGGCGCAGAGTACAGGTGTCTGCGGAAACGTGCGTGCGGCGCTCGTGTACAACACCTGCCTGAGCGCGACAGACATCTCGGACAACTACGCGGCCGGGCCGGAGACGGGCATCGCCGGGCTCGCCATCACCAGCCGCCACTGTGTTCCCTACCGCGGCGAGACTCCGACCACAGACGGCGACTACACAGTGGTCAGCTTCTTGAAGTCCGGCCAGTTCGTCACGCCGGAGGGCGTGACCGAGGCGGATGCACTTCTCGTCGGCGGCGGTGGCGCCGGCGGTAAGGGACAGTCTGGACTTTGCTACGGCGGCGGCGGCGGCGGCGGCGGTGTTGTCCCGCTGACCGCCGAGGATGTGAGCGGAGAGATGAGCGTGGTCGTCGGCGCGGGCGGCACAGGCCGCGCCACCGGCGCGACGCCGGGGGACAACGGCGGCGACTCCTCATTCGCCGGCCACACGGCATACGGCGGCATCGGCGGTTACGCGACCAACCCGAACAAGGGTGAGGGCGGTCCCTCTGGTGCCCCGCAGTCCAACGAGGGCGGTCAGATCGCCGGACTGCCCCACAACTACGAGGGCGGTGGCGGTGGCGGTGCTGGCGGTTCGCCGTCCGACCCGAAGAACGGTGGCCCCGGCTACGGCTCCGACATCACCGGTAGTCACGTCCACTACGGCGGCGGCGGCGGCGGCGGCGGCGATGCGTGGACGGGGACCGGCACGGATGGCGGCGGCAACGGTGCCGCAGCTTACGGTACTCCCACGAGTGGCACCGCCAACCGCGGCGGTGGCGGTGGCGGGATGCGTGGCGACGACGCGCCGGCAGCAGGATCGGGCGGCTTCGGCGTCGTCATCGTGCGCTACCTGACGCCTGCCTCACCGGCCGTCCAACTGACCATCACCAGCAGCCACAGGGTGTGGAACCTCGCCGCCAAGACCATCACCAGCCGGCACAGGGTCCGCGCACTTCTCTTCACCCGCAAGACCGTCACCAGTCGGCACCTCGTCGGCTACGTCTACACGCCGCCGCCGGTGCGCCTCGCGCTGCGCAGCCGGCACATCGTGAACGGCGTCCAGGGCCTCGCGCGGCTGGCGCTCACGAGCCGGCACCAGGTCTCCGGCCTCGTGCGCTTCGCGCTCACGTCTGGCCACCTCGTGCGCGACGTGGACCCGGCGACGCTCACCCTGACCTCGCAGCACGTGGTCGGCTTCGCGGCCCGCCTCGCGCTCACGAGCCGGCACAAGGTGCCGCGGCGCACCGTCATCATTCCCGGCTCCGACCCCCCGATCGAGGTGGTGGACGACGTGACCCTGCATGCATCCTTCAACGGCATCAACCTCAACAACGGCACGACCACGAACGTGCTCGCCGACGGCACCGACGTGGGCGGCAACGGGCCGGAGTACGACACGATCCTCCACCACGACGGCTCACTCCTCATCCATGGCGTGCGCGGCGCTCTCTCGACGATCACCATCCCGCTGGCCGTGAAGTGCTCGAGCGCCGCCAGCCTCTCCGCATGGATCGCGGACATCAACGCCGCGTGCCTCGCCGGGGGTTCGTTCGTCTTCCAGGAGTCCGACGGCGCCACGGAGCGCACCTACGCGATCGCTCCCGGACCCGAGCCGTCGATCCCCGAGAACAACCGCTTCTTCATCCAGCACGTGGCCATCTTCGACCTCGTGATGACCAGGTGGCCGTCGTGAGCCGTCCGGGCGCTGTGAGAGTCTTGGAAAACGTGGTAACAAAGCATGGCAACAAAGATTGGACCTCGCTCGAGCTGCGCGATTTGCGCGAGCACTCCCACCTCGGCGCCTCTGAGGTTGCTCTCCTGCTCAGGCGCTCAGTGGTCAGCGTGCAGCACATGGCCGCGCGCCAGCGCATCTCCCTACGCACCGCCGGTGAGCACCGCGGGAGCGTCCTGGGCCAGCCCCGCGGTGAGGCGGTCCTCCCGGCGATCCGCGGGGACATCGTGAGCGGCCGCGTCAGCGCCGAGGCGATCGCCGAGCGCATGACCCTCATGCGGGACGCCGCGCTCTGCCCGGTCTGCGCCCGCCGTCCGGCCGAGGTAGCATCGAGCGGATACTGCGTGTGTTGTCACAAGCGCCTCCTCTCAGAGGCTCACCTCGCTGAGCTGGAGAAGCTCGACGCGCAGAGGGCACTCTGGAGCTCGCGGCAGGCACTATGCCGGGCGCGCAAGGTGGCAGAGGCATGAGCAGTTTCACCAAGGTCTGCCACTGCGGCCGCCGCTCCCTCCCCGGGACCAACCGCTGCGCCCTCCACCCGGCTCCCACGGTGACGCAGGCCGAGCGCCTCGCCGCGCAGCCCTGGCGGGCCGGCTACTACGACCGGGACTTCGCCCGCAACCGGCCACTCGCCTACAAGCGCGACGAGGGGCGCTGCCGGCGCTGCGGTTTCGAGGTCGCGCCGCGCGCCTACATCTGCGACCACGTGCTCGCGCTCTCCGACGGCGGCACCAGCGACCTCGACAACTTGCAGACCCTCTGCCGTCCCTGCAGCAAGATCAAGACCAGGATGGACCGCAGGGCGAGAGAAGCGCCCTCTCGTGCCCGGTGAGTCGCGATTCGCACGCAAGCTCGGCGATATCGCGGTCGCGAAGTCGGGCAATGGCGGCCCGGACGTGCAGGACGTGCTGGAGGCCATGCGCGCGCTCAACGACGACACGCTCGACCGCGAGGACGCACGCTCGGCGCAGTTCGAGACGCACGTTGAGGAAGACCGCGACGCCCTTGCGCACATCGCCAGTCACCTCGAGTCGGAGATCAAGGAGGCCAAGCGCGAAGTGATCGAGGAGATTCTCAAGGAGCAGACGCGCCGCAGGGACGATCCGGACGACGCCGACCATACAAGCGAGCGCAACATCGTCGTCGCGGAGCGACGCTTCACGAAGGAGCAGATCGTCACCGCCGTCATCCTTTTCTTGGTGGCGGTGCTCGCCAGCAACCTGATCGGCGCGCTCGTCGAGCGCATCACGAAGTAGGAGGAGCGTCATGGCCGTCGCCAAAGTCAAAGCACCCATCGTCTGGAAGCGCGCACTGCTCACAAACGGCGCCTATCGGGCCCGTCCGGGTGGCCCCGACGACATCAAGTGCATCGTGCTCCACCAGACGTGCTCCGGGAGCAACGTCGCGGCGATGCCCATCCGCGACTACTTCAACAGCCTGCGCGCGAACCGCGTCAGCTCTCACTACGTGCTCGGCAAGGAGAGCCCCCGCTGCGTCATCGTCGAGTGCGTGCCCGACGACATGGAGGCGTGGCACGCCGGTTCGCCGTCCTCGTGGCACGGGCGCTCAAGCGTCAACGGCTTCTCCATCGGCATCGAGATCGTCGACGACGGCGACGGGCGCGCTGCGGACTCGTGGCCAGACAGGCAAATACAGGCGCTCGCCTACCTGTTGCGCGTGCTCTTCGAGCGGCATGACCTCGACATGAGCGACGTGACCGAACATCACCTGGTGCTGCGCACCGGCGAGCGCTCGGACCTGACGCCCGATTTCCCTTGGGTCACGCTCAAGAAGTACGTCAAGAACCCGCCTTGGAAATGACCCTCCAAGACCGCATCAACCTCACGATCATCGCGCACTTCATGCGCCAGCTTCCCGGCGTCTCAGAGGAGTCCGTGCAGGTCGTGGCGCACTATCTCGGCGTCTGCGTCGAGATGACGGAGGCGGGCGGCGCTGAGCTTCCGGCGGGCATCTTTGCGCCCAACGGGTGACCGGTCCTGCAGAGTCACCCTTGCGGGGCGGGCGCGCTTTCCTCGGTCAACGAGGCTGCTGCCCGCAGGGCGTGCCCCCCCGCACAGCCTGCAGGCAACGAACGGGGAGCGTATGTGGCGTGGACCTATCGCACTCACGATCACTCTGGTATCTCTGGGGCTTCTGCTCCTGGTGGGCACTCATCCTGGGGCTGCGCGCTCTGAACCGCCGCCCCAGCCGGACGCCTTCGCCTCGGGCGAGACCACAGCGACAGTCCCCGCCTCGGACGGCGTCGTGCTCCGGGCACTCAAGTCCCGTCACCGCGCCGTCGGGGCACTACGCTCGTACCGGCACGCCGCAGCCTGTTTCCTGCGAACTGTTCACAGCAGGATCGGGCGACGTCCATTACGTTCATGCAGCGAATGCGTCTGGCTGCACGCTGGCCAGCGTTGGCATCGTCAGCTTCGAGACTACAAGCTCAAGTCCCGCCGACTTCTTGAGCGCATGCGCCACCCGGGCGGCTCGTCGAGTGGCATCCGATGGAAACCCTTGATGAGGTACGTGGGGTGGAGCGAGTCGACCCTGCCGAATCTCTGCTACATCGTGAACCGCGAAAGCTCGGGCAGGGCGCGGGCGCTCAACCCGTCGTCGGGGTGCGCTGGATTACTCCAGATCCTCCCGTCGAACGTCTCGCAGCCATGGCGGCTCTTCGATCCTGAGTACAACCTGCGTGAAGGACTGCGGCTGTACCGTGTTGCTGGGTGGAGTCCTTGGGCGCTGTAGCTGATAGAATGGTGGGGTACAGAGTGCCCCCGCGCAGCGGAAACTGCCGGGGGCGTGGCCACCACCTGATGAGAGGTCGTGACATGCGCGATTCTACTACCCGCACTATCCCCCTGACGCAAGGCCGCGTTGCCGTGGTCGACGCTGCCGACTTCGAGATGCTGTCGCATTGGAACTGGCACTCTGATGCGGGGCGATATCCCGCACGGACGACCCACGTGAAGGGTACTCGCTCATCTCAACGCATGCACCGCACAATCATGCTGCCCGGTCCTGGGCAAGAGGTCGACCACATCAACGGCGACGGCCTCGACAACCGGCGCGCGAACCTGCGCCTGTGCACTCGCACGCAGAACAACGGCAACCAACGAAAGGCTCGTGGGGTGTCGCAGTACAAGGGCGTGTATCGAAACAATCGGCACCAAATGTGGGTGGCTCACATCGGAGTGAAGGGACAGAGAGTCTACCTCGGAGAGTACGCCAGAGAAGAAGACGCAGCCCGTGCGTACGACGACGCGGCACGGACCACGTTCGGAGAGTTCGCCTTGACCAACTTCCCGGGCGACCCGGCGGTGGAGGCGGTGGAGTGATGGGGTTCTGGGACTGGACAGCCGTCGTCACCCTCGCGTGGCTCGGTCTCTGCGTTGCCTTCGTCTTCTTCTGGGCAGGGATGCACTCGTGAGCAAGCTCGACGCACTCTACGAGCCCGACGCCGTGGAGATCGGACTCATGCTCTATCCGAGCAGGCGATGCCCCCGCGGCGGCCTCCGCATGACGCCCGGCCGTGTCCCTGAGAACGTCACGCTCTGCGGGCGCGTCATCCACGACGGCGGCTTCCTCAGCGAGACGACGGACACGCCGCCGTGGCCGCTGTGCGCGGCGTGCGCGCGTGTGATGGAGAAGGAGACGTGACCACCGTCTCCGCCGCCACCGTTCCGCTCACCTGCCCGCACTGCGGAGTCGGCCGCCTCTTCGGCCCGGCGACGATCCTCGGGCCCGGAGACGAGGTGGTCACCCTGTACGACTGCCCGCGCTGTCACTGCATCGTGGTCGACGAGGACGGCACGCTGGTGGCGCGGGCGGGCGCATGGTGAAACCCGACACGAAGGAGACGACCATGCTCACCAAGATCAACAAGTTCCTGACGCCGGCCAAGCGTAAGGCCATCTATGGCGTGGTGGCCGCGGCGATAGCGGCGCTCATCGCCTTCGACGTGATCGGCGCGGACGACCTGTCCGGGACCCTCGGGGCCATTATCATGGTGCTCGGCGGGCTCAGCTCCCTGATGGCATACTTCAACGTGAGCCCCGGGCCGCACGACCCGCCGCAGTGAACTGACCTCTGCCGGCTTCGCACACCGGCATCGCCGCGTCTGGGTGGCTCCGCGCGGCAGCCCCGTCGTCCACTATCCTCCTGGGCGGCGGGGCCTCTTCTCGTTCTGATCACGAGGGCGCTACTCCAAACCGCTGTTCACGTAGATGTCCATGGGGGCGGTCATGCGACCGTCCTCATAGGTGGCGGTGGCACGGGAGACGTAGAACTCCTTGCCCTTGGGCCACACGTAGGCCGTGATCGTCGTCGAGGGGTACTTGTTGGTCACGGCGCCGAGCTGAGCCGCGATGGCAGCCATGTTCCTCGCAGGGGCGGCCATGTCGGAGTCCGGATAGTAGGCCGTGTACACGTCGATGCGCACGTCCCCAGGACTGCCCTTCACCTCGGCTCCGGTCACGTCGGCGCCGAAGTACGCGCGCATCTCCTCGAGCACGGCGGCGCTCGACACGTCGAGAGAGCCGCATGACGACGCCACGCCGGCCAGAAGCAGCAAGGCGACGGCGACGATGACGCTCGTGCGGTGGGTGCTGTTCACGATCCCTCCAGTGTCTGGCGTGGGCACGTCTGTTCTGCCCCTGATGGGCATATTGCAAACGGCGGATTGTGTGGTAACGTAGCCGTCGTAAAGCGTCGACGAAAGGAGGAGCCATCGCCGTAGAACAGGAGACTCCGCGCGCCGACATTTCGGCTCGTGAGGCTGCGCGCAGGCTGGGCGTCGACAAGTCGACCGTCGTGCGCTGGCTACAGGAAAGCAAGGTCGCCGGCTGGCGCACGCCCGGCGGACAGTGGAGGGTGCCGGCCACAGAGGTTGAGCGCCTGCTGAACTCTCAGAATCAGGAGGCGATCGCCTGAGAGAGTCACCGTGAGTTGAAGAAGAGAGGGGCTGCACCTCTGGTAAGGCGCAGCCCCAAGGATACCCCAGGCAACCGGACAGCCACCAAGGAGGACCCAGTGCGAAGTGTACCCCGCGCAACGGCATATGCAACCGTGCGCGCACCGAGCGAGTACCGTGCGAGTACCGCGCGCCACCTGTTGCGTGTGTCGTGAGTGATCCCGTCGGCATCATAGCGACGGCCGTCTACGACACCGAACAGACCTGCAGCGTTCTGCGGATCAGCGAGTCGAAGCTCAAGCAGCTCATCGCCGAAGGCCGCGTCCACTCGCTCGACTTCACCACGCGCCGACACTTCTTCGGGGCTGAACTCATCCGCATGCTGCGCTCCGCGTCGCATCTGCCGGAGAGGGCGTCATGAGCACCCCTCGCCACTGGCGCCGCCGCCCCTTCATCACCGCCTCCGAGATCGTGGTGTGGATCGTCGTCACAGGCCTCGTGGCCGGCTTCCTCATCGGCATGTGCATGCTGCTGACGCTGGCGGCCCCGTCATGACCGCCCAGCCCCTCGCCAGACTTGTCTACCTCGACGCGCCGATGGGCGAATCCGAACTGGAGTTTTACAAGCGGAAAGCTCAGGAGCGCTCGCAGGAGATCACTCGCCTCAACCGGCAGCTCCTCAACCTGCGCGACGGGCTCGAAGAGGCGCTGGCGGAGAACGTGCGGCTTCATGGGGAGCTGAACTCGTGAGCGCCACCATCACGCTCACCCAAGGCCGCGTCGCCATCGTTGACGAAGCTGACCACGAGTGGTTGAGCCAGTGGAAGTGGTGCGCGACAACGCGCGGGCGCAACGGCGAGCTCGTGGCGATTCGCAACGTGTGGGAGCGCGGCCAGCACTCGATGATCCTCATGCACAGGGCGCTGCTTGACGCCCCGGAGGGGATGCTGGTCGACCACATCAACCACGACCCTCTGGACAACAGGCGGTCCAATCTCCGCCTCTGCACGCAGACGGAGAACCTCGCGAACCAACGCAAGACCCGGGGCAGCTCCGCGTTCAAGGGCGTCTATTGGGACCGGAGCAGGCAGGCATGGGCGGCACAGATTGGCCGCCACGGGACTCCGGGGGCGTTCCTCGGAAGATTCGCCAGCGAGCTGGATGCTGCCGAGGCGTATGACGCAGCCGCTGCTGAGCGTTGGGGAGAGTTCGCACTGCTCAACTTCTCAGAGCAGGTGCGACCATGATCGACATCCAGCGGGACGCCGAGCACCGTTACTCAGTGAACGGCGCCAACTTTGTGTCGGTCACCACGGTGATCGGCAGCGTCATCCGCAAGCCCGGCCTCGAGAAGTGGATCGGCGAGCTGGGCAACGCCGAGGCCGAGCGCGTGCGCACCAAGGCGGCTACCAGGGGCACCCTGGTGCACGCACTGGCCGCTCTGGTCGTCGAGGGCGTGCCGTCCATCCCCATGGGCGACGAAGACGCCCCGGCGCAGGCACAGCTCGACGCCTTCACGGACTGGTACGAGCAGTACGTGGCCGAGGTGTACGCGGTCGAGTTGATGGTGGCGAACTACCCGGCCCAGTACGCCGGCGCGCTCGACTTTCTGCTGCGCTTCAAGGGCGACAAGGAGCCGACCGTGGTTGATGTGAAAAGCGGCAAGGGCCTCTACCGCGAGATGAACCTTCAGACATCCGCTTACAGAGAGGCCACCCTGCCGCTGCTTGGCGACTACGGGTTCACCAAGAAGGCGTGCCGCCGCGGCATCCTCCACGTCCCGATGGACGCAGACGGCCCGGCGCGCTTTCACGAGCACACGAATCACACGCAGGACTACGGCGCGTTCCTGGCCTGCCTGCACCTGTACCGCTACCTCAGGGGAGTCTGACATGGCCACCACGGCTGAGCACATGGACCTTGAAGTCATCGAGCGCGACGAGCGCGCGCAGGAGCTGTCGGGCATCTCGCTTGAGCTCCTGGAGCGCGCGCAGAGCATCGAGATCGTCGACCAGGAGAGCGACGTCCTGGCAGCGGAGTTCCTGGCGCAGGTGAAGACGGCGCGCAAGCGTTGGGACGAGCTGCGGCACTGGTTCACCGACCCGCTGGAGACGCAGAAGAAGCGCATCATCGCCAAGTTCCAGGCCGACGACGCGCCGCTCGCGCAGGCGCAGAAGATCGTCGGCGACAAGCACATCGCCTACGTGCGCATGGCGCAGGAGAAAGCACGCAAGGAGCAGGAGCGGCTGCGCAAGCTCGCCGAGGCCAAGCAGGCACGGCAGGCGGCGCGGGCCGAAGAGAAGGGCCTTGAGGCGCCGCCGGTCATGATCCCGATGCCGACCGTGCAGGCACCCCCGAAGACGGTGCGCACCGAGGCCGGCTCGGTGACGATCCGCAGCGCCTGGAAGTTCGAGGTCGTCGACATGGCGGCCCTTCCCGACGAGTACAAGATCGCCGACGCCGTGAAGCTCGGCAAGGTCGTCAGGGCCGGCGTGCGCGAGATCGCTGGCGTGAGGATCTACGAGGAGATGGTCGTATGACCCCCAACGGCAATCCGGGCACAGCCCTGGCCCTGCTGGCAGGACGCCTACAGGTCACAGAGAGCGAGCTTCAGGAGACGCTCACGCAGACCGTGTTCAAGGGAGCAAACCCCGCGCAGATGACGGCCCTGCTCGTGGTCGCCAATGAGTACGGGCTGAACCCGTTCACGCGCGAGCTTTTCGCGTTCCCCAGCAAGAACGGCATCGTGCCGGTCGTCTCCGTCGACGGCTGGCTGCGCATCATCAACGACCATCCGCAGTTCGCCGGCATGGACATCGTCTATGCCGAGACGATCGTCGAGGTGAAGGGCTCGCGGCCCTGTCCTGAGTACATCGAGGTCACGATTCACCGCCACGACCGTCCGGGAACGTCCACGCCGATTCGCGAGTACCTCGACGAGTGCTACCGCGGCACGGAGCCGTGGAACACGATGACGCGCCGCATGTTGCGCCACAAGGCCATCAAGGAAGCGGCTCGCGTGACCATGGGCCTGCACGGCATCTTCGACCAAGACGAAGCCAATGACGTGCTGGCCCGCGAGGGCAAGCGCATCGTCCCCGCGGGAGACGTGTACGACGTGGTCGCGGTCGAAGAAGTGGCCGGCGAGGTCATCGGCGAGGCCGAGTACACGGCCATGCTCTCCGAGGTGGCCCGGGTGGGCATCTCACTGTCGTCGGTCGCCAAGAACGTGGCCGCCAAGGCCGGCTACCAGGGCGAGCTGACCGACATGCCGCTCAAGGTGTGGGAGTCACTCATGGCGGGCCTTGCGGCGATGCCGACGAAGAACCCCCCGACGCCTCCTAGCAATGAGCCCACCACAGCGACGCCCGAGGCCCCTGCTGACGCTGCGGCGCCCGAAGTGGTGTCCACCGCCGTCGAGGCCCCCAACGACGCCGATCCGGCCGCATTCTGGCCCGGGGAAGGGGCGCCCCACGTGGGCGCCCCGGAGGGCGACGACGAGGGCGTGCCCGGTCGCGGCCCACTCTTCGCGGTCGACGACCCGAACCGCCCGGCCTCAGGCACGGACAAGCGCCTGCTCTCCGAGGCGCTCGCGCACGTGCCGACCGAGGCGACGAAGGAGTACCGGCAGCGCTTCGGGGGACGCACGAACAGCGAGCTGAGCCACGGCGACGCGGTGGCTTTCCGCGAGTGGGCTGTGAAGGAGGCGAAGCAATGACCGCCGTCGCCATCCCCACAGCCCCGGCGGTCGAGATCGCCGTGAGCCGCCAGACCGTCCTGCTGCCGGCAGAGGCCGCGGCCCTGCTGCAACGCGGGCACTGCTCGCTGGCCGAGGCGGCGCGCTTCCTCGGAGTCTGCAAGAACACGGCGCACGCGCGGGCGCAGAGGTACCGCCGGCGCGTGCAGAGCGTCATGTTCGACGCCAAGGGCAGGCCGCGTCCCTACGACGCCCAGGAGCTCGTGCCGCGCATGGTGCTGGGCGAGTGGGTCGAGGTCGCGAACACGAAGTCGGGCGTCATCCGCTGCGACACGCGCTACCTGGTCGCGATGGTGTATCCCGCTGTCGGCATGCCATGACCGTCCTCGGCTCCTACCAGAGCAACGCAGGCCGCGTCACCCTGCACCACGAGGCCGGCGTCTTCACGACGCGCAGCACCTACACCGACGCGGTCGACGGCGTGACCCGCCGCGAGATGGCCATCCCGCACAGCCGCGCCGAGGCGTGGGAGTGGTACGACCTCTGCGAACGTGAGGGCGCGGTGCTGGCGCCGTTTCCGGCGGAGTTGTACAAAATGGCAGACGGCCTCTCAGGCTCAAAAGAGGCCGACTTGGACAGAATGGACAAACGGCCATGATGCGCGGCCACGACTTCAAGGTGATCGACCCGGAGGACATCCCGGAGAAGCTCACCGGCGGCCGCGTCAGTCGGTACGCCGTCACCCTGGGCGAGTTCATGCGCAGCGGGGCGCGGGCGGTCGAGATAACCGACGTGTCGTGCGTAAGCTCGGCCACCTCTTGTCTCACGAAGGCGATCGCGGCTGCGGGGCTCCAGTCGCATGTGCATTGCTACCGGCGGCAGAGGCGAGTGTTCCTGGTGCGGGTGGAGCAATGAGCGCCCCGCCGCCGCGCGAGCACATTCTGGTGCCATGGCGGACCAAGGGGCACCGCGGTCAGCATCGCCTCACGCCTTACGCAGTATGGACGGCGGACTGCCCGCTGGGGCGCCTCTTCGACATCCTGGACTCCGACGAGGAGGACGCCATGGACGCTGAGATGGTGCTGGCGCTGCGGGGGGTGGGGACGTGAGCACAGAACCGACCTCTGGACTCACGCCGATCTACTACCGCGTCTCGCCGGCCATCTGGCGGCAGAGGAAGTGGACTGAGGACATGCGCCTCCTGGCGTTGTACCTCCTCACCTGCCCGCATCGGACCGCTGAGGGCCTGTTCGTGCTGCCCCTGCCCTACATCTGCGGCGACATGAAATGGTTACCTGAACGATTGGCCGAACCATTCGCTGATCTCTTGGCAGACGGCTTCTTTGAGTACGACGAAGAGGACGAAGTCTGCTTCATCGTCAAGGCCCTTCACTACCAGCCGCCGCGCAACCCGAACATGGTCAAGGCCGCGATACGGCGCGTGCAAACGGTGCCGGAAACGACTCTAGACGAGCACTTCATGAACTCCGCGCTCTCCTACTGTCAATCATTGGCCGAATCATTGGCCGAATCATTACCCAAGCGATACGGCCAACCTCCTCTCCTCTTAAGCTCCTCTCCTCTCCTCTCAGCTCATAGCGCGGGCGGGCGCGAGGCGTTGCCAGAACCAACGCCCGCCCGCGCACCGATCAAGGACGGCACCATGCTGCTTTGCCCTAAGTGCGGTACGCAGGTGAGCTACAACGGCGACGGCAAGAACCTCTCGCACTGTCCACACTGCAATTGGCAGGAGTGCACCCCATGACCCAGACCGAACTCTTCCCGATGACCCAGCTCGACATCGCCCAAGCCTTCCTCAACCACTTCGAGGAGGAGGTCGAGAAGCGCCTCAAGGCCGTCATCTCAGCCAACGACAAGCTGCTCGACGCGCAGAAGCTCCGCGACATGGCCGAGGCGGAGCTGCGGCGCGCACAGGACCACGTGCCGAGCGGCCCGATCGCCAACGCCGCCGAAGCCCTGAAGGCAGCCGCCCAGGCGAACGGCTTCGGCGTGACCTTCGCCTCTGGCAGTGAGGAGGTCGTGGTCTGCGAGCCCGGCGCGTCCCTCACCGTCGACATGGACACCGGCGAGGTCACGCAGACTCCGGTGGATTACTGGACATGCCTGGTCTGTCGCGGATCCGGCCGCTTGCTCGACGAGACCGGCCACGGCCCCGACTGCAGGGCCTGCGACGGCACCGGTCACCAAGGTCCGTCCTGCGACAACTGCACGGCCACGAGCTGCAACCTCAAGCAAATGGCCGGCAGCCCCACGATGGGCTGCGGGGGCAAGACTTGGCTCCACGGTGAGATGATGGGCGGTCCCGAGGTCATCGAGGTCGCGCCGCAGACCATCGCCACCACCGTCGAGCGCACCTGCCCCGAGTGCGCCGGCGACGGCCGCCTGCCGGACAAGACCGGCGGCGGGCACCACCGCTGCCGCGAGTGCGATGGGACCGGCAAGATTCTTGTCGCCAAAGTCACGCCCTTCGTCCTCGTCGCCTGGCCCGGAGTCCACGACATGCAGACCGTCGAGGTGGGGCCACTGACCCGATTCGGAGAGCTGGCGGCCGACTTCCTCAGCTCGCTGCCCGGCGACGATCCGCGCCGCGCCGACGACTTCACCGACTACCGCATCGTCGACGTTGACGCCGACAGCGAGCGCGACCCGCACGCCGTCATCACGGCGTCCGACCACGGACTGCTGTTCAGCGTTGAGGCGCCGGTGGCGGAGGCTCTGCCGTGAACCTTGCCGAGTACCTCACCATGCACCTGTCCATCGACGGTTACGACGGCCTCTGCTGGCAGGGCACCTGCGGCTGCGGCTACGACGGCAGCACTTGGGACCTTATGCCTTGCGGCGATCCGAGCATCGACTGTGAGCCTGCGTGGATCTGCGTCTGCGCCGAGCACCCGGAATGTCCGAGCCGTGGCGACTGCGATACCGAGGGCGAAGGCGGTTTGACGTGCTACCGGCCGGGACGGCGGCCATGAGGCGCCGCGCCACCATCGAGCGCCTACGCGGCGACCTCGCCAGCGCACATCGCGACCTCTGGCAGCTCGCCGAGGACCTGACGTGCTCCCGTGCTCACGGCCGCGTGCTGCAGGCCATCATCGACAGGCAGGATCTGACTATTCTCGCGCTGTGGGCGATGGTCGAAAAGGCCGAGCAGCAGGCCGAGGAAGCAAAACCGCCGTGCCCCTGCCAGAGCGACGACTGCCACGAGTGCGGCTATGAGGAGGAGACAGCATCATGCGGATGATCGACGCAGATGCTCTCCGCGAGCGCATGGAGAGCGACAGAGTGACCACAGCGGCGATGGTCCGCCGCATCATTGATGATCTGCCTGTCTCGGCCTGTCCGACGTGTGAGTGCTCCGCAAGGTGCGTGCGTGAGGTCGAGATACTCAAGGGCGAGACGGTGCCAGTCAGCGTGTGCAGCAGATGGACGGCACCATCATGAGTGACGACATCGTCGACTGCGACCCGCAGGACTACCCGGAGGCCGTGACGTGGGCCAAGGAGGCCAGAGCGCGGCACAGGCGCAGCCGGGAGCGCATCACCATCCTGGAGACCACCAATGCGAACCTGCACAGCCACATCCGCGAGCTGGAGCACGACAAGGCCAATATGCACATGCTCAATGACACGTTACGGGAGGCCGTTGCCGAGCTTGAGGACGAGCTGGAGGCGCTGAAAGCGAGACGTTGCAAGTCGTGCCGACGCTATGAAACTGACACCCGCTTCTGCCAGACGATGATTCAGTACCACCATCCTTCGTTCTGCTGTATTCACTGGGAGGCGCGGCCATGAGCAGGCAGAGCAGCGCCGGGATCAATCGCGGCCTGGCCCACGCGAAGCAGCGAGCCAGCCTCATCGAGACTCTAGAAGCCCGCATCGCGGAGCTGGAGGCCGACGTCGCCCGCCGCATCGACGCTGCCGCGAAGGCCGATGCTGAGGTCGCCCGCCTCAACGTCCTCTGTGACCGCTTGGCAGCGGCGGGGCACTCGTGAAGGTGCAGTTTACTGTCAGCGGGAAGCCGCAAGGCAAGCAGCGCCCACGCCTGGGCAAGGGCGGGAGAGTCTACACGCCGAAGGCCACGAAGCGCTTCGAGCGCATGATCGCCTGGGCGGCCCTGGGCGTGCGTCCGAGGGGCTGGGCGCTCACGGGCAGGTTCGTCGTCGAGGTGGTCTGCTACTTCCCCGACGAGCGCCGCAGGGACGTGGACAACGTGCTGAAGTCAGTGCTCGACGGCATGCAGAGCGTGCTCTACGAAGACGATTCTCAGGTGGTCATAGCCCGCGCAGCCAAGTGGCTCGACCGCGAGACGCCGCGGACCGTGGTCGTCGTGAGGCGGGCTGGAAGATGATCGTCTTCTGGGACGATATCCCTGTCGAGTTGCGGGTGTTCCCGCGGCCTTCGCTGCATACGCGGAACAAGCCACCCGACGCTGGGAGGTGTCAGGTCGCGATGTGGGGTCCCGGCTACGACGGATGGCATCGCTGCGCCTGGCCAGCCAGGTCTTCCGGGCTGTGTGGCGTGCACATTCGGCAGGCGGTTCGAGAGTTGAGGAAGCTCCAAAGACGTGAAGCTGACGAGTTGACGCTCGCTGAATGTGGCGCTGTAGAGTGAGGGCAGAGACGGAGGAGACGATGGACGAAGACGAGCTGAGAGAGTACGAGGAAGACGCCCGGAAGCACGGCATCCCCTACATGCTCGACCGCATGGGGCTGGACGGGATCGGCAACGACGTCGTCGCCCTGCACAAGCGCATCTTGGAGCTTGAGGCGCAGGTCGATGAACTCGAGGGCATCATGAGTGGAAGCCTCCCTGCGGTGACCGTCTCGTATCTGCCGGGCACCAGGTCGATGAACGTGACCATCGTGAGGGGCGGCGGCGGCGGCGGGGCGTTCTGCGACCAGTCCGGCGGGCGTGGAGGAGTCGGGCCGCCCGACCACACGAAAGATAGCGATGCTTGACCAGAGAGCCGTCCGCAGCTTTGCCGAGAACATGTGCGCTGTGAATCGTGTATTCACGCAACTGGCGGCCGCTTCTAGGGAATGGGCTCATTCTGTCTCACCGGCTTTCCTGTCCCTCGCTGAAGAGCTCGAACCGATGCTGTTGGCCTACGAACGTCAGCGATTGGTCGAGGCCCTCGCCAGGGTTCGCGACAGTCGTCCATGACCGGCTCAATCCAGCGGCGCGTGTCGCCCATCAACGGCAAGGTCACCTACCGCGTCCGCGTCTTCGTCGGCAAGCGCGAGGGCGGCAGCGGCTGGGTGAACGGAGGCACCTACCGGCGTCTCAAGGCCGAGGCCGAGCCTGCCCTTGAGGCTCTTCTCAAGAGGCTACGCGGAGAGGAGGAGGCATGCGCCACAGACGAGACGGTCGCCGAGCTGCTCGAGCGCTTCCTCCGCGACGCCGCCCGCCCTGACAAGGCGGCCAACACAGTTCGCAGCCACGAGCACGCCGTCACGCACATCGCGCCTACGCTCGGCGACGTGCCTGCCGCAGACCTCACGCCCGCCGAGATCGCCGCGTGGCAGGCCGCGCAGCTAGCAGCCGGCTGCGCTCCCAAGAGCGTGCGCAACTACCGCGGCACGCTGCACGCCGCTTACGCCTGGGCGCTCGAGCTTGGCCTGGTGAGCGTGAACCCTGTGTCCGCAGTGCGTGCTCCTCGGCTGCCCGAGCGCCGCACGGAGGCGCCATCTGTGGCCACGGCTCAGCAGTACATCGCATCCCTGTCGCAGACGCGCCTCTGGCCGGCGCTCATGATTGGCGCCACGACAGGCATGCGGCGCGGCGAGGTGCTGGCGCTGCGCTGGATGGACGTGGACATGGCAGGCGGCACGGTGAACATCTCCAGGGGCCTCACTGGCCACAACAGGGCGACGCTTGAGGTCCGACCACCGAAGTCGCGCGCCGGTCGCCGCGCGGTGCCCCTACCTGCAGCCTGCATCGCCATGCTCACGACGCTGCAGGCAGAGCGCAAGGCTCTCGGCATGTGGTCGCCGGAGGCGCTCATCTGCTGCGGCAGGCGCGGACAGCCCATCATCCCTGACGGCTTCACCCACGAGCTCGGCAAGCGCATCCGTCGCCGCGGACTCGCGCCGCTGCACTTCCACGCGCTGCGGCACATGGTGGCCACTGAGTTGCTGCGCGCCGGGGAGCGCATGGACGTGGTCGCGGCGCACCTTGGGCATGCTCACGTCGCGACCACGCTGGGCGTCTACGGGCACGTCACGGACGGCGATCGCAAGGCCGCGGCGGAGCGTCTTGACGTGGTCTGGAGCGAGGCAGCGAGCCAAACTCGCGTCCAAGGCGCGTCCAAGAGCGAGCCGCTAGACGAACTGGCAGAGCGTCGTGCCTGCAAATGAGCATGTTCTTGGGAAGTAGCCATCATGGTTCAATTCCAACGTCGCCCACCACCACGCACTCCACCCGCTCCCACCCTATTCTGCCTGATTCGTGCCTGATTCGTGCCTGAGACGGCCGTCTTTCCGCGCCTTGGCTGCGGGCAGGATGGGCTCCTCGAGCGAGCAGAGTCCAGTGAATCCAAGCAAACTCGCGTCCAACTCGCGTCCAACTGAGTGACGGCACCGGGTACCCCCTAGCATCACGGCAGTCGCGCAACGCCGACCCTGCCTACCCCTCCGCATGTATTCCCCCGATTCTGGGGAGTCGGGGTCTAGCCACGCTGTTACGAAACGCCCCCCCCGGTGACACGAAACGCACCATGGGCGAGTGGCGCCAAAACTCGAGATCAGCATTTGTCAGTTCTGCGGGGGTGATCTTCCGGCTGCAGCGGTGACCGGCCGACGGCGCCGCTACTGCCGCGATAGCTGCAGGATCGCCGCGGGCCGCGCCAAACGTGCAGTCTTCGGCGCCGACTCGGCCAACTCGCCGGAGGCTCCTGACGCCGCGGTCGTCGAGGCTTTCCTCGTGGGCCGATCCGCTGAACCCGACGACCAGGTGCTCTCCGCCGTGCACGAGACCCTTCTCCTGGTCGTTTCCTACCGCCGCCTCGGCGTCGAGGCTCGCCGCCAGTTCGCCTGGCGCTGCGCGGGCATGGCCGACGCGATCGAGGCCGCCCTGCAACGCTACTTCCGCGACGTCTCGCCATGACGCGCGGTCGCAAACCGGACCCCAGCCGCGCTCGGCGCGGCACCGGGCACGCCCCGCAGCAGGGCCAGAAGACCACGAAGGTCGTGCCGCAGGTCGTCGAGCCCGGCCTTGCCGAGGTCATCGCCGGGGAGCTGCCTCAGGGCCTGCCCCGCGACATCTTCACGCGCGCCGTCGGCGAGCTCGCCGGGCGCCTGAACGACACGGACCTTGAGGCGCTGCGCATGATGGCTTGGTCACTGTACCGGCACCAGCAGGCGCAGGAGTACATCGAGCGGGACGGCATGGTGGTTGAGACGCCGTTCGGACCCAAGGTGAATCCCATGCTCAAGGTGGCACGCGACGAGGGCACGTTCTACCTGCGAATCGCCGACCAGTACGCGCTTACCTTCGTCGCTCGTCTGCGCGCCGGGCTCCTGCGGCTCGCCGGCCAGAGCCTCATGAAGGACCTCCACTCCGGCATCGCTGAGGCGATCGTGGCGCAGATCGCTTCGGGAAAGTGAGAGCCAGCGACCTCCGAGAGACGATCCTTGAGGCGGTCGGCGGCCGCGTCACGAGGGCGGAGCTAGGGCCGCTCCTGGTCGACGCCTTCTTCCGCACGCAGCTCCGCCTCGTAGACGACCGCTGGGCGGGGCAGCCGTTCATCCTCCCCGACTACGCCAGCGAGCACATCGTTGAGCCCATCTTTGGGACGCTCGACAGGTACGGCCGGCGCAAGTACACGGAGGCCCTTATCGGCCTGCCGAGGAAGCACGCCAAGACGACGATCACCGCCGGCCTCGCGCTGTACTTCCTCTTCATGGAGCCCGTCGTTGGGCAGGAGGTCGTGGCGCTCGCCTTCGACGAAGACCAGGCGCGCCTCATCCTCGGCTTCGCCAGCTCCATGGTCGAGCAGAACCCGCTTCTCAAGGAGTTGGCGAAGGTCTACAAGAACGTGATCCACATCCCCGAGATCGACGCCAAGTTCTACGTGATCCCCCACAAGACGGCCGCAGGTCAGGCGATCCACCCGCGCATCGCCATCTGCGACGAGCCGCACACGTACCCGAACATGGACGTGGTCAACGCTCTGCGAAGCGGCATGGGCGGCCGTGAGGAGCCGCTCACCATCGGCATCACGACCGCCGGGCCGACCCGCATGGGGCCGCTGTGGGAGTGGCTCGCGGCGATCAAGAAGGATCCCCGCGGTTACCTCTACTGGCAGGGCGCCCGCGACAATCAGGCCGCCGGCGATCCCAAGGTATGGCGATCCGTCAACATCGCGCCGTGGATCACTGGGGAGTACCTGCGTGACGAGTACAGGCGCCTCACGCTCGCCCAGTTCGAGCAGTACCACCTGAACCGCTTTCCGTTGACGAGTGACGCCAGCCGCGCCTTCCGCTGGGGCGAGTGGAAGCAATGCCAGAAGCCGCCCGTGGTCGAGCCCGATGAACCCTGCGTGATAGCCGTGGACGGCGCCAACAAGGGAGACTGCTTCGCCATCGTCGTCGACCGCCGTGATCCGGGCGGCACGCACCACGTCGAGCCCTACATCTACGACGAACCTCCGCAGGACACCGGCTACTACGACCTCGACGAGATCGAGGAGTTCATCGCCGGACTCTGCCGCACGCGCAATGTGGCGCGCATCGCCTTCGACCCCAACCGCCTGCTCCTTCTCATGCAGCGCCTGGAGCGCCACCACGGCATCCCCGTCGAAGAGTTCGGGCAGACGAACACGCGCATGTGCCCGGCCTCTGCGACGCTCCGCGAGCTCGTGCGCACCGGGCGTCTGCGCGCCGGCCGCGGCACGTCCATCAAGCAGCACATCCTCAACGCCATCGAGATGCCCCGCGAGCCGATGGGCTGGAGGCTCGGCAAAGCAAGCAAGGCCGAGAAGATCGACGGCGCTGTGGCGCTGGCCATGGCGACCTTCCTTGCCGAGGCGCAGGCGGACGCCGGCCCGAGCTTCGCCGCGACCGGTGGCGTGCGCACCATCTCCCTCGGGTGACAGCCCCCGCAGAGTAGAAGCCGCATCCCGTAGAGCGGCCTGAGAGGGCGACAGTTTGAGCTTGAATCCGCTGCGCTGGTTCACCGCGACGAAGGACCAGGCCGAAGAGGAGTGGGGCATCGGCGACGACAACGTGCTCCGCGCTTTCTACGGGGCGCTCGCCGCCGTCTCATCGAGCGGCATCCGCGTGACGCAGGAGAGCTCGCTGCGCGCCACCGCTGTGCTTTCCTGCCTGATCGTGCGCTCTGAAAGCTTTTCGAGTCTGCCGCTCGGCGTCTTCTCCCGAAGTGGACGTGACCGGGTGCCCGACGAACAGCATGCGGCGTACCGCTTGCTGGCGATCGGCCCGAACGACCTCATGACGGCCGGCGAGTTCTGGCGCTGGAAGCAGCTCACCGAGGACATCACCGGCAACGCCTACGCCCGCATCGTGTGGCAGGGCAAACGGCCCACCGAGATATGGCCGCTGTACGGTGTGAACCCGCTGCTTCGAGTGGACCGCGACACGCACGGAGCCTGGTACGAGTACGGCGGCGACGACCTCACCCCGGCGGGCATGTACCAAATGCGGGACGTGCTCCACTTCAAGGGCCCGGTGCTGCGCTCGCCGCTGCAGGCGAAGTCCCTCATTGACCTGATCAGTGAAAGCATCGGCGTGGCCATTGGCAGCGAGCAGTTCTTTGCCCGCCTGCTCGGCAACGGCAACCACTTCCCCGGCTACCTGGAGACCGAGAACACGCTCTCCGACCCCGACTTTGAGGCGATCAGCGAGCAGATGAAGGGCTTCGCCGGCATCTTCAAGGCGGGCGAGCTCAGGGTCTTCGACCGCGGCCTCAAGTACAAGCAGAACCCGCTGACGATGAAGGATGCGCAGCTCGTCGAGCAGCTCCGCTGGCAGCTCCAGCAGATTTGCTCCGTGTTCCGCGTGCCCATGGCCATGGTGCAGGACCTCACGAACGGCACGTACTCGAACTCAGAGCAGCAGGACCTCGCCCTGGGGAAGCACTGCATCGCCCCCATCTGCACGAACACCGAGCGCGTCGTGCGCCACAAGCTGTTCTCCGGTGATCCGGGGTACTACGTGAAGTTCAACCTCGACGGCCTGCTGCGCGGCGACTACAAGACCCGCACCGAGGGAGAGGCGGCGCTGGTACGAGCCGGCGTCATGCTCCGCAACGAGGCTAGGTCGCAGGAGGACATGAATCCAGTCCCCGGCCTCGATGTGCCGCTCGCCGAGCTCAACCTCGGCACCGTCGGGGAGGACGGCGTGATCACCGGGTCGGCGCCCGCGGCCACTGCGGACGGCGGTGCTCCCGCGGACGCCCCGCCGGATGGCCCCAACGACGACGCCATGCTCATGGAGAAAGTCAACGCGCTCGGCATGCTGGTGCGCAGCGGTTACGACCCGGTCGAGTCACTGGACTTCCTCGACCTGCCCGACCTCGAGTACCTGCCCGTGCGCCCCGTGATTGTGGCGCCCCTCGCAGAGGATCACCCCGCGGCAGCGCCGCCGGCTCAGCCGCCCGCGGAGCTGTCCTCGGCGCCGACAGCGTCCGGGAGGTCGTCTTCGGGGATGTCGTCCTCGGGTGGATCGTTCTCTGTCGGGGCGGGCGGCGACGCGCCCCCCGAGCGGCTACCGACATCTGCGATTCTCGCGCCCTTCCTCGCGGACGCCGCCGAGCGCATCCGCGCCAAGGCGGCCGACGACGCGGAACGCGGACGCAACTCCAAGGGAACGGAACGCTTCGCCCGCGACCTGCTGGCGCCCGTGATCGACGCCTACGCCCTGGCCGGCGAGCCCTTCGACGTGGCCGGCTTCATCCGAGAAACCCTGAGCGATACCCTCGAGGAGGGCTGACATGGCAGACAGAACCACCCCAATCTCAACCCCCGAGGGAGTCGTCCCCGGGAATGTGCACGACAACGGCGATGGCACCTGGTCACCTAGCGTGTACGTCGAGGGTGCGACCATCACTGGAGCGACGATCGAGGTCGCCGAGACCGTGACCCTTGCGGCCGGCACCGCCGAGATCGGCAAGCTGGCAGCGGGCACCGCCGAGATCGGCAAGCTCGGCGCCGGCACCGCCGAGATCGGCAAGCTCGGCGCCGGCACGGCGATGATCGGCCACACGATCACGGACCCCACGAGCGTCACCGCCATCGCGGGCGCGGCCAAGGGCACGACGGTCACGGCGCAGCCGACCGTCTCCGCCATCGACGCGGATCGCAACGGCCTCGACGTGAAGGTGCTCGCCGGCCCCGCCGTCCGCGCTCTCACGAACGCCGACGTGGTGACGGCGGAACTGTCGTCGACCGACAACGCGGTCCTCGACATGCTGGTCACGCTGCTCGGTCGCGAGCCTCACAACCTCGTGCCGAACGCGACCGAGGCGGACCAGGCGCTCACCGTGGATGCGACCAGCGGCGGCGTCAAGTTCGGCGCCCTCCACGCCGACACCACGCACGTCTTCTGGACGAACGAGACGGCGCCCTGCCGCGTGACCTTCGACAACTCGGCGCCGACCACGACCAACGGGCATCTCGTGAACATCGGCGACTCCGGCGTGTGGAGCAAGGCCATGGCCGTCGCCGCGAAGTTCATCCGTACGGGCGGCACCTCGGCCGTTGTGTCCGCGTCGCAGATGAAGGGGAGCTGAGATGAGCCTCATCGTCCCCGGCCTGCGTGACCACCACCATCCCATCGCCGGCGGCACCGACTACGCCGAGTTCGAGGCCGACGGCACGCTCGTCCTGCACGGCGCCGCCACCTACTGGGAAGACCTACGCGTGGCGCCGAACGCACGCACGCAAGGCAACAACGCCCCGGCCTTCGAGAAATACATGGACGACCTCGCCGGCACGAGTCGCGGCATCTATGCCTACTCGTTCGATGACGTGGCCGCAGAGAACGAGAAAGAAGTCTTCTTTGCCATGCAGATGCCGCACGCCTGGCATCTCGGCACCGACATCGAGATGCACGTGCATTGGGTCGGCACCGTCAACGACACCGACGCCGCGCCGCGCTGGGGCCTTGAGTACGCATGGGCCAAGATCGGCGTCGTCTACCCGGACACCACGACCATCTACACGGTCGAAAAGCTCCCTGCCGAGGCCAACGTCGTCGCCTGGCAGCACTACCTCTCCGAGTTCGCGCACATCACGCCGGGCGCCGGGGCCGACGGGCTCAGCTCCATCCTCATGGGTCGCCTCTTCCGCAACTCCAGCAACGCCGCCGACACCTACAACGCCGGTCAGAACAAGTGCGGCCTGCTCTTCATCGACGCGCACATCGAATGCGACACGCTCGGCAGCCGCACGGAGCTGACGAAGTGAGCGGGTGACGGGTGACAGCCTCCACATGATTGACCGTGACCACCCCAGACAGGAGGAGCGGTCATGAAGGCTGAACGCAAGTGGTACCAGATCGAGGCGCAGACCGGCGCCCGCGCCGACCTCTGGATCTATGAGGAGATCGGCACCGACTTCTGGGGCGAGGGGCTCACGGCGAAGAAGTTCGTCGAGGACCTGGCCGCGCTCGAGGTCGACCACATCGCGCTGCATATCAACTCGCCCGGCGGCAGCGTCTTCGACGGCCAGGCGATCTTCAACGCGCTGCAGCGGCATCCCGCCAGCGTGACCAGTCACGTCGAGGGCCTCGCCGCCTCCATCGCCAGCGTGGTCGCCCTCGCCGGAGACACCGTGGAGATGGCGGCCAACGCGCTCTTCATGATCCACGACCCGTACGGCATGGCCATGGGCACGAGCGCCGATATGCGGCAGATGGCCGAGGTGCTCGACAAGGTCAAGCACACCATCGTCGGCGTCTACGAGCGCAAGACCGGCCTGGCCCCCGAGGCGATCCTCGAGGCCATGGCCGCCGAGACCTGGTACACGGCCGCCGAGGCGGAGGCCGCGGGCTACGCAGACAGCGTGGCCGCGCCGGTCAAGGCCGCGGCGCTCTCGCGCTTCGACTTCAAGAGTCTGGGCTACCGGCACGTGCCGGATGCCCTCGCCCGCGTCACCACAGAAGGCACCGCCGAGGTGGGTTACGGACCCGAAGGCGCGCAGTACGTAAAGGACCCGCAGGCCCGGGATCTGGTGCACACGCCCGGATACTTCAGAAGCCTACGCAAGGAAGGGAGGTAGCCCCATGGGCTACTTCGATTACCGGCAGTTCGAGGCCGACGCCGAGCGTCTTCAGGCGCGGGTCACGGACCTGACGGCCAAGGAAGACCGCACCGCCGACGAACGCGACGAGATCATGAGCCTCATGGGCCAGATTCACGCGCTCGAAGGCGCCGCGGCCAAGATTCGGGAGGCCGAACTGGTCGAGCTGCGCGCCTCCATCGCGCGGGGCGCGGCGCCCATCGTCGGCGATCCCGTCGTCGACCCGAGGGACGCCGCCCGTCAGGCCTTCTACGACTACCTGCGCACCGGTACGATCCGGGACGCATCGCTCTCCACCACGGACGCCAACGGTGGCTTCATCGTGCCCGAGCCCGAGCACGCCGCCCTGATCGAGCTGATCCGCAAGCGTGACCCGATCTTCGGCAACGCCACGGTGTTCAACCTGACCGGCGACACGACCCTGCTCCTGCCCTACAAGAGCGCGCACGGCGTGGTCGCCAACGCGACGGAGACCGGCGCCCGCTCGGAGCAGAACGCGCCGACGTTCACCAGCCCGAGCCTCGTCTGCTACGACTACTACTCGGACCAGCGCGCCTACCAGAAGTACCTCGACAGCGTGCCCGGCGCCGAGCAGCAGCTAATGGCGTGGATGTACGAAGACATCATGGAGCAGGCCGGCGCCGACGCCGTGGCCGGCAACGGCTCCACCAAGATCAAGGGCCTGTTCGCCGAGACCAGCGCCTACACGACGCACCTGAGCACCAGCGCGGGCGCTATCCTCAACTCCAACTTCATCGCGCTGTACTTCGCGCTGCCGGTCAAGTACCGCAGCCGCGCGAAGTGGATCATGGCTCCGGGCACCCTCGCCGTCGCGACCGCCTTCGCCCTGCCGAGCAACGCCAACGTGCCGCTGTGCACGGTGGACGGCAACGGCGTGTGGAGCATCTACGGCAAGCCCGTTCTGGAGTCCGACTCGGCACCGGCCATCGGCGCCTCCGCTTACCCCATCGCACTGGCGGACATCGCCGCGGCGTATGCGGTCGGCATCCATAGGAGCACTACGATCCTGCGTGATCCGTACACGTCGCAGCCTGCCATCAGGTTCTACTCTCTGGCGAGGCTCGGCGGCTGCGCCTGGGACTACCAGGCGTGCAGGCTCCTCAAGTCCAACTCGAGCTGAGTCAGGCGAGTCAGAAGCACGTCCAGAGGGCGGCCGACGGGCCGCCCTCTGGCGTTGTCCGTCTCGTCGGGTGACGCCCTCGGCAGACTTGATCAAGCCCGACCATTCGAGCAAGGAGCCAAGCATGGGCGTCATCACCTCCCTCGCACAGCACATCAAGATCACGTCCGCGCTCGACTACGCCAGTGGCACCGCCACCCGCGAGGGCGCGATCATCGACATGCTCGGCTACCGCGGCATCATCATGGTGGTTCATCTCGCTGCCATCGCCGGCAGCGCCGTGGTGGGCTTCAAGGCGCAGCAAGACACCGTCGTCGGCTTCACCGGCGCCGCCGACCTCCTGGGCAGTAACCAGGTGCCGGCCGACAACGACGATAACCAGCTCATGGGTCTGGAGATCTGGGAGCCGACTGAACGTTTCCTGCGGCTCGTCATCACGAAGGACGGGGCCTACGCCTGCGCCGAGTCGGCGGTGTACTACCAGTACGGCGCCATCAACCGCCCGACCACGTTGGCCGTCGCCAACCTCGTCACGTTCAAGCGCCTGCAGAGCCCCGCTGAGGGCACGGCCTGACCATGAAGCGCGTCCGCTACATCATGCGCAGCGCAGTGCAGAGGGCCTCCACGCCGGGCGACGTGGAGACCTTCTCCGGCGAACCCGGCGAGGTTGCAGAACTGCCCGACGATGTGGCGGTCATGTGGCTCGCCGACGGTCACGTCGAGCTCCTCGCCGCGGTCCACAAGCCGACGGCGGAGACGCCGCCGGCGCCGCGGCCGGCGAAGCGACAGAAGTGAGGCACTGACGTGGAGCGCCTGCGTCTCGTCACCAGTGGCACCTACGCCCTCGAGGTGGCGACCCCCGACGAGGCGGGCGCCCTGTTCACCTCGACGACTCCCTGGACGGTTGCCGTCAAGAACGGCGCCGCCGCGTCCGTCCTCGCCGCGACGCCGGCCACGGGCAAGGCGAGCGGCATCACCTACGTGGCCGACCACGCCGTGCTCGCCGCTCTCGACACCTACACCTGCACGTGGACGGGCATGAAGTCGGCGGCCGCCAAGGA